CATACCATAAAGTTGTATTATTATATACATATAATTTTATGATAAGTTATCAATAGGTGAATGAATCGATCGTATCATACCCAACATTTCATTATATTTACACTTGAGTGACACATGTTTAGACCCTGAAGTGGAGAATCTCTTGCACTTGGGTATAGCTATTTCAAATTTACATCCTCGTTTTTCCGTTTCTTTAATAAAACTCACGTATTGTGGAAGCATTTCTTTTTGAAGAACAAATTCGTCAATAGTGCATTCTGCCAATCTACTTGGTTCAGGTACTTGGATATGGCTAATTTCGTCAGGTAAATCCATACCATATTTTTCATATACTTGGGCCAACTTTTCAAGTATAGTCCATTTATCTGATTTTGTTGTACACCAATTCGGTAAAGTGGGGTGTTTCTCAATTCGAAAAAACTCGCGAGTTTTCCCAGTTTGTTTGTCGTACACTTCCTTGTTATAAGTAACAAATTTAGGTATATATTCCTCGAGAATATCTTCTGGTAATTCTCGAGCATTATATTTGCGGCTTCGTTTATCTGTATTTATGTTTTGTTCCGTTTGTGTAGCCCATCGTAAATTTTCCAAACGATTGTCCAGTGTGTCGCGATTGATGTGGTCGACAGAATAATTTTCGCCAGGTTTTGCGATATTGTTTAAACGTAGCACGTATTCGTGAAGATATATGAAATCGTTATGATTTGTTTTTACATAATATTTTTTAGATTTATCTGACTTATGTGGGCACCATGAAATGTCGGTCAATTTATCGACAATGCATGAATCCACGATAGTTGTGATATCATGTTTTTTGTTTTTTATTTTTAAAAAAGTAATGTTGGGATTTTCGGGCGATTTGACAAAAGTGTTGTCGAGTCCATTTTTATGGATGTAATGATAATGATGCATTTCGTGAATGTTTTCGCTTTCGAAGTTCATACTTATTTACACATATGAAATTATAATCCTTAAGTGAATTGTTCGGGTGGATAAATAGAAAATCTAATTGCTATACGCAAGACCTCCCATACCACTCATGATACGGAGGATATTGTTGGACACGGCGTACACAAGGAGTTGACCGTTGTCGCCCACTTTGGTTTTGAGACCACCGAGGGCAAGGGTGACGTTATCGAGACGGGAGAAATTGCAAGTGCCAGAGGGTTGGTGAGATTCGGGGTTGAGGGCGAAAGAGTAGAGGTACACGTATTTGGAAGGCACGCGAGTGTGGTGTTGGTAGGGTTGTACGAGACGGAAGTAAGAAGCATCACGTTGAGTGAAACGGTCATGGCCGTTGAGTTGGAGTTTCGCGTCGTTGAAAGCTTCGTTCGCGGAGTTAGAGAAGGCGGGGTCAGCAGACCAAGAGGTCATACCAAGACCAGAATCGGCGCCCGCGGCACCCGCGAATTCCATGGGGTCGCTGTTATCGCGACGCACCACCCAGATAAGTTCTTTTACGGGGTGGTTGAAGTTGAGGCGATGGTTGTCGTCTTTGGTGGATTCGGGACCAGTGTGTTGGAGTTGTTCGATGAGGTATTCATGTTGAGATTGAGCGAAACGACGGCGTTCGTCGGTGTCCAAGTACACGTAGTCTACGAAGAGACGGGGGTTGCCATCGAATTTCAAGTTGGCATTGGTTTGACCTTGGTGTACGAGTTCCGCGGAAGAACGGAATTTGATGTTGAGTTTCACTTCGTGGTATTGGAGGGCGATGAGAGGGAGAGCAAGACCGGGGTTGCGGCAGAAGAAGAATTGGAAAGGAATGTAAAGTTTCTTGGATTCGGGAGCGTAAGTCACACCCGCATCACGACGACCAATCATTTCTTTGAAACCATTACGTTTTTCTTCAGGCATGGTCAATTCGGACCAGATTTCGAGCCATTCACCGTAATGTTTGTCAATGCGTTGACCACCAATTTCGAGTTCAACATATTCAATTAACGCGTGACCTAAAGAGTTCACACAATTGTCAACATTGGCGAAATTTACTTCTAACCACATGTTTGTGACCAAATCACCATTACGAGAAATGGTGCAAGTTACACGGTTGCCCAATTCGGGGTTACCATTGAAAGTTTGTTCAATAGATTCCATAGCAAAGTTAGTATGGCGACGGTACAATACTTTGAAAAAACTGATTTCAGGGTTGCCAGTCAAGAACACGTCTTGGGCACCGTAAGCGACAAGTTGCATTAATCCTCCTCCCATTTTCTGATGTTCAAATAAGTTGGTTTAGTATTATATACACAGAAAAAAAATTTGGGTGAACGAAAAATACCTCGTGTATAAATGACGGGTAATATATATTGTTAATATAGAATACTCTTCATGAATTTACAATTGAAAAAGTTCAATCCAAAAACAATGAGAGATAATTCAATTGTTGTCTTCATAGCAAAACGTATGAGTGGTAAGTCAACATGTGTAAAAGACATAATGTACCATAAACGGTCTAAATTGGCTGCTGGTGTCGTTATGTCTGGTACAGAGGAGGGTAATGGATACTATAAAGAATTTATTCCAGATTTGTTCGTCTACAACGAATATAAATCAGACGTCATCGAAAAGTTAATTGCTTCTCAAAAGAATAGAATAAAGAAAGGCGAAAACATAAATGTATTTACGATATTAGATGATTGTATGTACGATAAGAAATTCTTGAAAGAAAAGATTATGAGACAAATTTTCTATAACGGACGACATTGGAATATATTCCTTTTGCTTACAATGCAGTATTGTATGGATTTGACACCCGATTTAAGGTCCAACATTGATTACATCTTTGTGTTCAGAGAAAATATTCTTCAAAATAGGGAAAAAATATATAAAAACTTTTTCGGTATTTTTCCATCGTTCGACATGTTTAATCAGGTAATGGATGCATGCACAGAAAACTACGAATGTCTCGTATTGGATAATACCATAAAAAGTAATAAAATTGAAGACGTTGTCTTTTGGTATAAAGCCAAGATGCGAACTAATTTTAGAGTGGGTCATCCTAATATATGGAAATTACACAATAAAGTGTACGATCCTAATCATGATGATAAAGATTCTAATGAACCTATGACCAAATGCAAACCTATCGATCCTAAAAAACCTGTATTAAGAATCAGAAAAAGCTCTTAAATCGATTCTATACCTTTCCCTAAATCATTATCGATGGGTGTTGATGGACCTGCTTCATCTACGCTTTTTATTTCCATGGATTCTTTTTTCCGTTCTTCAAAATGCTGTTTGGCTTGTAATTGACTCTCCTTATGTCCTTGGATGATTTCGTTCAACATTTCTTCTTGATACACCTTATCGTCAATCATATCATTGTCTGGTGGTATAGGTAACCATTTATACATTTCTACTAAATATACATCAAATGTATCATCAGCTTGCATCAATCGCTTAACATAATGTTCAGCGTCTTCTTTGGTTGCGAAAACACCACGGATTTTTAAACCACATACATTGTGTTTTTGCTTTGATGTGGGAGACACTACAGAAATAAGTGCGTATTTTTGACTTGGGATTTGGATGAAATCTTCTTCTAAATGATCAATCATATATTAATATTGTATATATTCCCTTTTAAATGAGTTTTAAATAACTGTCTTGTGTTTATCGAACAATTCAACATCCGTCTTTGTAAGGTAACCGTTATTATTCGTATCTGCTAAATGAAATGAAATCCATTGTTCTGTGGTTGGAGATTTACCGTATTTACTTAAATGTAACAAATGATACTCTGTCATTGAAATCTTTCCGTCATTATCTAAATCATATTGTTCGAACCGTTTGTTTGATACATGTTTGCAAGTACATAACAAATTATATAATTTGCAAAACATTATTTTTTAATGTCATAAGTGATCATTTTTTACGTTTTGTATTTTTTCGCTGTTATTATCCATTTTAAAATGATTCATGTAAATTTCGTGTAAATTTTGTATTTTAACATTTTGAATATGCTCATGACAACCGATGGGAAGTATGTTTGTTGGTATATTTTCGCATGAAAACTTTTGTGCAACAATAAATGGGGCTACATTCGCATTCATTTTTTTCAAACAAATCGCATAAAACACATCTTCTGCTAAATTGGTTGGTCTATTGAAAGTTTCACATATTTTCATAAATATGTGTTTATTCCTTATTGAAAATCCACCATTACCGACCATTCCATCGAAATGAGGCCATGGTGCACCTACATAATCGTATTTCATCATTCGATTATCCATGTCTTGTAGAAATATGGAGTCCGTTTGAAACACCAAAAAGTGATCACTGTCGATCAATTCATGAAATTGATTGTTGTTGGTCATGAACTTATTATATTCTTCT